CGGGCTTTTAAATCCGTATTCTTTGATTTATCTTCCGGTTTCAATTTGAAGATATATTCCTCATAGAAACCATCCATATAATTCATTCGAACCTTCTTACCGGATTTTAAATCCAGTTCTATAATATTTTTAGAACCTTCAACATAAGGTTTCATTCTTTGTGAATCAAAACCTTCTTGTGTTGGTTCGAAAGGAAATTCAGTGATTGGTTTAGAATAATCCCATAGGTACCTGGTTAAGTTTTCTTCGTAGTTAAATTCTTGGTCTTTACCACCTTGTCTTTCGGGGCCCCAATTAAATTTGAATTTTACTACTTCCCCGAGAGAATGTATTCGGGACATAAAAAGAATAACATACTTATCTCTTAGTTTTAATTTTAGCACATCATTATAGGATAACTTACCTGAAGTAGTAAAGTTAGTACTAATAACAATTCCTTGAATAAAGTTATTGAAGTTACGAGCTTCTTGTGCTTGTCCTACATTTGATAGGATGTCATCATCATTACCATTCTGTTCACGGATAGTAAACTTAAAACCGGATGGTACGGTAAACTCTAATGTCTTGCCATAAGCAAGAGCATCTAATGCTACTGGTGTTTCTGCTGCTTTCATATATAATTTAATTTACTTGTGAATAGTCTTATAACAAAAAGAGGGAGCCATAACTAAGTATAGCTCCCACCTTGTGAGTATGATATAATTGAGAGCTAAGTTATAACTTCTCTATTGTATCGACGCAGAATTCAACTGACTCAATCGTATTATCTGATGCTTGTCTGTTCAATTCAATTCCATTGATTTTATTTGGAAATACTCCGTTACAAATCCATGTATTAAGGATTGAAGAACCGTCTTCAGCTAACTCGGTAATGGTCATTACTCTTTTGTAAGCTGTAGGTACTAACCCTCCTCCTAAGATGTCATCCTGGCAGGACTTCAACCAATCGAACATATAGTTATCAGCACCGGATGTAGTAGAGATTTTCTCTATAGTAATATTTCCGTATTTTACACGGCCGGCAGTTTTAACATCATAGTTACGATCTCCATGTTCTGCAACATCAAGAGAGATTTCTGGAATTGTTACCTTCTGAGCCAGGAAAGGGTCGATAGGTAGAGGGGCAATTTGAATCGAGAAATTAAAATTCTTTCTCGGGTTACTTATTTGTGCCATAGTTGTATTTACTTTTTATTATGCTTGTTGATTAATTCCAGAACTGAAACTAACACCGGCATCGGTTAAGATAATATTGATAGAGATTTCTTGTAGTGAAGGGATCGGTGCTACAATAAGATTTACTTTGTACTTACCGTTCGATACTTCACCAGGATCATTTATCACAACATCATTTACGTTTGATACGTTTTGATCTCCTTGCCATTCATAGCCATAATAAGCTCTTTGTGTTAAGAGGTCATCAAGGAATGGTTTTACAGTGTAATACATCCTCTTCCAAGTAATAGGGTCATTCGGGTCTTCAAGGAATGTTTCCAGTACTGGTTTAAGAGCTTTCTGTAAATAAAGAACTAATCGTTCAACGTTTGTAAACTTCTCAGTGTTATCCAAAATCTGGGCAGTAAAGTTTCCTGAGATCATAACTTTCTGATCTCTCAGGATTACAGCATTGATTTGATTCTGAGCCAGTAATTGTAATTGATCCTTTTTACCTACAGAACCAAAGTTATTCATAACCTTAGTGATGTTTGGCATTACTCCTCTTACAGCACCAGCATAGGACCACCATTCACCGTAATTTGAATCACTTCTTGAAATGGCTGCAGCAATATCACCCATAGGAGATATAGTTACTTTATTTCCAGATACTGGATGGATTATCTCGATCAATCCATAATAGAAATTTACAAATTTAGAATCAATATTCAGGGCTACTTTTTCAGATACTACCGTAGCAGCATCTTCATCAGTACCTATCCAGGCATCGTATTGTAAATCGGCTCTGTTGATTACATAAGCAGCTAATCCTACATGGACGTCTGAGAAGTTTATAGTAGGGATCATAATCTGTAATCCATCCTCATAGCCATCAAAGGCATGAGCACCAGTTTCACCGGCTGAATCACCTACATAATCGGAAGTTGTTAAGGCTGAACCGTCTGTTCCATCTGACATCATTTGATCTGACTTAGCTGGGAACATATCTCCTGTAACAGTTGTTGTATTGAAATATTCGGGTACAATGTACTTACTGTTATTAGTGATTTCATCCAGATAATTTGAATCAACGATTGCCTGACCACCAGCAGGGATAACTAAGTTAGTATATGTTTCATATATAACTGAGGGGTCATCCTGGTTGTATACAGTTAGGTTGAAGTAATTAGCTTGACCATTTGAGGCATCTGTAATTGCTACACGGAATCTGTTATAACCTGCACCCTGGTATTTAGAGTGGAAAGTAAATAACTGTTCACTTTTAAGGTTTTTAAAACCCTCTTGCAAATATTCAAAATCTGCGGTAGCTTGTGAAGCACCACCAGTTACAGCAAAACCAGTTACAGCCGGTAATGAATCTGTAGTAACTAAACTACATTCAATTACCAGGTTAGAACCGGAGATTCTTTTATAAGCTGTTTTAATAGCGGGGTGTTCCATTAACTCTGCGGCAAGTAAATCCATTGTATTGTTATGACTTACAGCAAATGTTACAGCATCAATAGCTACTCCACCAATGGATAAGTTTACAACGTTACCTGTAATAAGAACTGCTGAGAATGATAGATATAGGAAAGCACCTAAGTTAGCTATATCACCATCGTTAGAAGTATTATCACCTGGATCAGTATAATGAACTAATCTTGATACTCTCAGTTTAGCACCACCATCCAGAGCCCTTTTACATTCAAGGGGGAAGTCGTCGCTATCCATGAGGCCTCCAAAGGCTTTCTTAAAGGCCGACCATGAGGTAATTACAGTGTCCGGGTTACTCGGAGAACCAATCAAGGTTTGACCCATCATGTAAGTAATACCTTTGGCGGGAGTCGATACATTCTGTACAACGTTAGTCACGTTGAAGTTTACATTCGCTACATTAGGCATTGTTGTTTGTTTTTATTTGTTTATAATTAAATTTAGTATTGTTTAAATTAGAAAAGTAGATAATTATCCGGGTTAGTTACATACCAATTTATTGTTCTTAACAGAACAC